GCATGAGGGCGAAATTAATTCGATAGTGTGCCTCTAAATCCTCTCTTGCAATACTTAGCCGAAAAAATCGACTAGACCCTCTAAAACGACACTACTTTTCTTTTTCGTATTTGGGTTTGTTACTTCAATGGTGTGAGATAATTTAGGCATCGTTGCAAAAAATTTCTCCACTTCTTTAAATTGTTTTGAACTTAACTGTTCTATAAATTGCAATCTTTCCTCTGGACTATAATCCTCTGAATCCCAAGCGTCTTCCTTTGTAAAAACAGTATCCATGCAATCTGCTACCAATTGAAAAGTTTTGTCAACGGTAGTCTTTGATCGATCATCCACATCAAAATTATTTTCAATAAACTGATTTAAAGAAGGATATTTCATTCTTAAAGTCATATTTTTATCAAGAACTATATCTTTCTTATGTTCTTTTGATTTAACTACTTGAATTTCATCCACATATATTGTAACTGGCACTTCTGTTTCTTTATCATCTGGACATGTTACAACTAAATTGATATCTTCCCCAACTGATTTTGCACGAATATTTAAGAACAGATATTCAATGTCAAAAGTGGGTAAATCATCTATTTTTATTCCTCTTGTTATCACACATTCTTTTATAACATCTTTGACCGAGTTTGTAATCTCAACTTGATTTTTTGATTCAAGTGCTAATATTAATAATTTTTCTTCTTTTACTAAAAAAGGTCTGTATTTTATTTTTTTACCTGTTGATGGTAAAGTCAACTCATAAGTTGGAGTTGCAATCGTTGGTAATGGCATAATTTATTAATTCAGTGTTTTATTTAGTAACGTCCACCTTGTCTACGAGTTGTAGCACCTAAACGTAATCCACCTTGTCCTCTAGGAATTCTTTCATTCAACCACCAAGGTTTGTTGAGTGACTCCTTAGCTCTTTCCTCAAACGGTGTGTTTTCCACTGAAGAAAGTGAATCATCATAGTAAAACTTCGTGAAGAATCGATCATATGCAAGCTGCACACTACATCTTAACACAGCTGAGTCACCATAGGCAACTCTCATCGATGCTAAGTTGGTGGGCCAAACGTTAACAAACTCATATGATGTTAATTTTGCTTGAGTTTTATCTCTCGGAACAGGTGGTAATCCTCTCTCAAGATTATTTCTTGATCTCTTAGGTCGATCTATAAAAGTATCTTTCTCAAACTTAGTGATATGTAAAATTTCTTTGTAGTCTTCTGGATAATTAAAACGACCAAAAGCATTTAAATTTCTTTTCATGCCTTGTTGAATTGGATTGATGAATGTCATCCATGTTTCTAATACTTCAAGAATTACATGATCTGCATCAAGATAAAATGTTAAATTAAGTGGAGGGAAAGTTCTAAGATTTGGAAACTCTTCTTGAATACCTTGATGATGACCAACTGCAAGACTGGTTTGAAAACTTGTGCCTGGCAATTCCGCCTCAGTACACATTATTGCCATTTTTTCTTTAAAATCTAATCCACTTGTTCTAGCCCTAGCAATATCACCTCCAGCTTCCTCTAACCATCTTTGATAATTTCCAAATGAAAATACAACTTGAAACTGCGTGTCGAACGAGGGACGACCAACAGAAGTTTGAACATCTTTTATACTTTTTTGAAAGATGTCTTTTTTTCTTGGAAATAAATTATTATCTGACACAATAAATAAGCTTAACTTGTTATTACTATATATGAGTTATAAAGGAATATATAGGCCTTCTAACCCCAAAAAATATAAAGGAGACTCTCAAAATATTATTTATAGGTCTTTGTGGGAAAGAAAATTTATGAATTATTGTGATTTGAATGAAAATATACTTGAATGGGCGTCTGAAGAATTTTGGATTCCTTACTTAGATCCAACAACCAATCGTGTCCGTAGATACTTTCCTGATTTTTTTATCAAATATAAAGATAAAGATAGTAATATTCGCAGATCGGTGATTGAAGTTAAACCAATGAGAGAAACTCTTGAACCAAAAGCGACAAAGGGTAAATCAAGAAAGACAATGATAAATGAATCAATGACATATGTTAAAAATCAAGCAAAATGGAAAGCAGCAAAAGAGTTTTGTGCAGATCGTAAATTAGAATTCAAAATCATGACTGAAAAAGAATTAGGAATCCGATGAGTATTCTACAAAACATATTAAATAGAGTTGGTGGTCAAGTTAATGAGGATTTCTTTCGTGATCAATTAATTCAAGAACTTGGATCTACAAACTTTGATGGTGATGCTGCAGATACAGGTGGATTCGCTGCTGGACAATTATATTTTTTCACATATCAAGCACAGACAAAACAACCATTTTATGACATGTATCCTTTGTCATATATCATTGAAATGAGGTCAGGTGGATTTCTTGGTTGCAACCTTCACTATGTTAAATTATCTCAAAGAGAAGAACTTGCAATGAGCTTACTAAATAACTCTGCTCAGGGTGCAGTTGCAGTTCCTCGTCGAACTTTACATAGATATCTTTATACTGGTATTCAAGGACAACCCTATCGTATTCCAGACTCAGAGTGGACAGATGTATCACAATTACCCACTGAAAAATTTGTTGATATGAGAGGAATTAGTGTTCCACGAAGTAGAATTTACAACACAAACTAATGGCAAAAAGTAAAGTAATAGACGGATTTTCCTATGAGTTCGATAGTCTTGGTAAGATAATTGGAGTTTTTGATCACTCAGATCCAACTAATCCAGCACCTGTCGATCCAGATAGCAGAACGTTTAGAAATCAGGTTCGTACAAACGGAGCTTTAACAGCTTTTAACTTTAATAGATATGGTGGAAATAAAGACTCATATGAGGATGACATAGAATTACCATCAAAAGAAGAAAGAGATAAGTTTTATGATAAAGAAGTAAAGGATAATAAAGAAAGATTAAAAGAACAAAACGATACAGGCCTTTCAAATCCAAGTCTTGCACCAAGCCCTGCGAGTGCCTATGCAACATATAAATCCAGTAGAGGTAAAAAAGTAGGCACAGATTTTTATACATATCCACTTGATATCGATCCCAAACAAGATCATCTTAAAATATCAAAATACAAATATGCAAGAAATGAAGATAGTGGCGGTAGTGCAACTGTTCAAGGATCTCAACCTCCTCGTGTTGATGAGAAAACTATACCCCTCACATTAGGTGACAGACTTTCTAATGTTGGAAAATCAAAATCGGAGCAAGTTAGACCAGTTAAATTACAAAAAGTGGTAGAGGGTGATTCAATGTTAGGTAATCAACTTCAAGGAAGTGTCATGTTACCAATGCCAAAGGTGGTTGACACGAATGGTTGTGAATGGGGAGAAAGTGAGGTAAATATATTTGGTTTGGCTGCTCTTGGTGCTATCGAAGCAGGATCAAAATTTATTAGAGGGGGACTTAGAAAAGATCCTAAGATAGATAAATTTACTGACACTAAGGCATTAGAAGGTGTCGATAAAAAAGATCTTAAAGCTGTTCAACAAATAACTCGAACAGCACAAAAGGGAGGGTCTGGAATATTCACAATGCCAAATATTAAAGGAGGTGGTAGCGCTCTTTTAAACGCATTTGCAGCAGAGGCAACAGCGAGAGTTACTGGACAAACAATATCACAGGATCAAATTTTAGCAAGAACAAGTGGAAGAGTTTTAAATCCTAATGCAGAACTATTATTTCAAGGCCCTGTTCTAAGAGATTTTAACTTTGATTTTCTAATGATTGCAAGAAGTGAAAAAGAAGGTAAGGAAATCAGAAAAATTATTAGATGGTTTAAGACAGGAATGGCTCCTAGATTCAATACTTCTACTTTTCTTGAAACTCCTAATGTATTTACTTTAGAGTATAAAAATGGAACAAGGCCAGGTGATGTTTTAAAAACTGTAAATAGATTTAGTCCAGGCGGTTTGGCGTTAAGAACAATTGCAGTTGATTATGCTCCAAGTGGATATTGGTCTGCGTATCAAGACTCTCAACCAGTTGCAATTAAAATGAGTCTAAACTTTGCTGAATTAAGACCAATTTACCAACAAGATCAAAATCAAGAAGGACTAGTAGACACAGTAGGATACTAAAATGGCATACAGAAGTTCACCAAATTCTTATTTCAAGAAATTACCAAATTTAGACTATCCATCATTACAAAATGATAGGACATCTGTTTATGATTATCAGATAGTCAAGAATCTCTTTAAAAGAGCAGTAATGCGTGATGATGTTTATGGTAGTGCTGTTAACTTTGAAAAATACTCAGTGCAGGGTGATGAAAGACCTGATCAAATTGCATATGAGTTTTATGGTGATTCTGCTTTAGATTGGGTTATTTTAACCACAAACAATATCGTACATGTGAGAGATGAATGGCCAATGGGAAATCAAGATTTTCTAACTTATCTAAATCAAAAATACACTGCTCAAGAATTAACTAATATTCATCATTATGAAACAAAAGTCATAAGGGATTCTGCTAACAATTTAATACAACCAGCTGGTTTATATGTGGATTCGACTCACTCAATGACATATGTTGATAGAGGTGTCACAACTACAAAATCAGAAATAACTTCAGTTTCCTTTCTTCAACATGAAACAAATTTAAATGATGAAAAGAGAAATATCAACATATTAAGAAGAGAATTGTTAGATACGTTTTTTAGAGATATTGAAAATATCATGGTATATAAAGAATCTAGACAATTTTTAACTGATAAATTAAAAATAACAGAAAATCCAAGAATAATTTCGCCATAAAAAAGAGGTCGTTTTGAGCGACCTCTGGCGTAAAAAATGGCCCGAAATTTTTTTCGGGGTATTTTCTAATTTTCAGCTAATTTTGCAAAATAGCTGAGTGCATCTTCTTCATCCTCATCTGTATTTACAGAGGATGGAGTTGTGTCAACAACAGCACGACCTTCACTTAAGTCCTCTAAGTTATTATCTTCATCAATAACTTCGGGGTCTTGTCTTTTTGGTGCA